CCTTTCATGAAAATACGCAACCCGGAAAGACGGTAAGAAAATTGATTATCCGGCGCGTCCTCTGCTCGGCTTTACCGGTGAGGATGTGCAGATGATTGAGGAGATTATCCTGGCTCACCTTGAGCGTTAGTTTTATCCAGGCAGAGGCTGATGCGCAATTAAACATTGAGCGGCCATGCTGGTCGCTCAATGTTTAGAGGTTTATGAGTGATTTTTATTTGATGCTTTGTATTCTAAAACCTTCTTATTGGCGTAAAAGAATTTTGTATATGACAGGAATATAACCAGACCTGAAGTGAAATAGACGAGGGATAGTATTAATAATGCTTTTTTGTGACTGTTATTATCTTTAATCTCCTGGCTTAACCATTCGGAGTCCTCCTCGTTTAGCTGTAAGAGCTTATTGCAGGCGATTTCAGGAAGTGTGTCTTTTATAAATACGTTTTGCAGTCTCTTGCAATCGGCAAGGCTATAAGTTTTATTAAATTCAACTGCTTTATTTTTGAAGGATAAAAGAACTTTGTCACTATAAACATAGTACATCATATTTTTATATGGTATGCCTATGGCATCTCTTACTATAGCGGATTGTTTGTTGTGTATATAACATGCGAAGAGAATATAAATAATACTGGCCAGAATTACAATTATTGTTTTAATTATGTGTGGTGGTTTTGTTATGTCACCCCAGATGCGAGTAAGGAAAAAATACGATGTTTTTAGTTTTCCATCAATCAGTCCCTGCTGTATCATTCTCACATTTTCAATGCCTGATACATTGATTCCGTTAATTATTTTAAATAGTTGAATGTCGCGCCACTCGCGGTCAAGTCTTTTTAATTTTTTGTCTGAATATCCAAAATTGAAATAATGTGCAATAAGCCTCATAAGGTTACTTTTACCAAAGCTAAAAAATGCTAATACTGCAAAGCTACAAAGGAAAAAAACGATTAGCCCCCACACATTAGTCACATTATAGCTGACCATTACGCTCTCCTTGAATGTTGTCTGGTAGTTCTACAAATGAATCCAGATAGCATAACTTTTATATATTGTGCAATCTCACATGCATGAACACTCTCGCAAATATTCAGGAACTCGCGCGCGCACTGCGCAACATGATCCGCACCGGCATTATCGTCGAAACCGACCTTAAAGCCGGTCGCTGCCGTGTGCAGACCGGCGGCATGTGCACCGACTGGCTTCAGTGGCTGACCTGTCGTGCCGGGCGTTCGCGCACATGGTGGGCACCTTCCGTGGGGGAGCAGGTGCTGATTCTGGCCGTGGGCGGTGAACTTGACACGGCGTTTGTTCTGCCGGGGATTTATTCCGGCGATAACCCCGCGCCGTCTGCGTCGGCGGATGCCCTGCATATCCGTTTCCCTGACGGGGCGGTGATTGAGTATGAACCCGAAACCAGTGCACTCACGGTAAGCGGAATTAAAACGGCCAGCGTGACGGCTTCTGATTCTGTTACTGCCACGGTGCCGGTGGTCACGGTGAAAGCATCAACCCGCGTCACCCTGGACACACCAGAGGTGGTCTGCACCAACAGGCTGATTACCGGCACGCTGGAAGTGCAGAAGGGCGGGACGATGCGCGGCAACATTGAACACACCGGCGGTGAACTCTCATCAAACGGTAAGGTACTGCATACCCATAAACACCCCGGCGACAGCGGCGGCACAACCGGGAGTCCTCTATGACAGCGCGTTATCTCGGAATGAATCGCAGTGATGGCCTGACTGTCACTGACCTTGAGCATATCAGCCAGAGTATCGGCGATATCCTGCGCACACCGGTCGGCTCACGGGTGATGCGTCGTGATTACGGCTCGTTGCTGGCGTCAATGATTGACCAGCCGCAGACTCCGGCGCTTGAGTTGCAGATTAAGGTCGCCTGTTACATGGCAGTGCTGAAATGGGAACCCCGCGTCACCCTGTCATCCGTCACCACGGCGCGCAGTTTTGACGGGCGAATGACGGTCACGTTAACCGGTCAGCACAACGACACCGGCCAGCCACTTTCGTTAACCATCCCTGTGAGTTGAAACCATGCCGATTATCGACCTGAACCAGCTACCCGCACCGGATGTGGTCGAGGAGCTGGACTTTGAAACCATTCTTGCCGAACGCAAGGCGACACTGATTTCCCTTTACCCGGAAGACCAGCAGGAGGCGGTCGCCCGTACCCTGACGCTGGAATCCGAACCTCTCGTCAAACTGCTGGAGGAAAATGCTTATCGTGAGCTTATCTGGCGTCAGCGTGTGAATGAGGCCGCACGGGCGGTAATGCTGGCCTGTGCCGCCGGTAATGACCTTGATGTGATTGGTGCCAATTACAACACCACGCGCCTGATTATCACCCCGGCAGATGATTCGACCCTCCCGCCGACACCGGCAGTGATGGAATCTGACACCGATTATCGTCTGCGTATTCAGCAGGCGTTTGAGGGCTTAAGCGTCGCCGGGTCGGTGGGTGCCTATCAGTATCATGGTCGCAGTGCCGACGGGCGTGTCGCAGATATCTCTGTCACCAGTCCGTCTCCGGCCTGCGTCACCATCTCCGTGCTGTCACGTGAAAATAACGGTGTGGCATCCGAAGACCTGCTGGCGGTGGTGCGTAACGCCCTTAATGGCGAGGACGTCAGGCCGGTGGCCGACCGCGTGACCGTGCAGTCTGCCGCCATTGTTGAATACCAGATAAACGCCACGCTTTACCTTTACCCTGGTCCCGAAAGCGAACCCATCCGCGCCGCCGCCGTGAAAAAACTGGAAGCGTACATCACGGCACAGCACCGGCTGGGGCGTGACATCCGTCTGTCTGCCATTTATGCCGCCTTGCATGTGGAAGGCGTGCAGCGTGTCGAGCTGGCCGCACCACTGGCCGACATTGTGCTCAACAGTACGCAGGCGTCTTTCTGCACCGAATACAGCGTCGTGACCGGAGGCTCGGATGAGTGATTCGCGCCTGCTGCCGACTGGCTCATCACCGCTTGAAGTCGCCGCCGCAAAAGCCTGTGCGGAAATTGAAAAAACGCCGGTCAGTATTCGTGAGCTGTGGAACCCGGACACCTGCCCGGCAAATCTGCTGCCGTGGCTGGCGTGGTCATTTTCGGTTGACCGCTGGGATGATAAGTGGCCGGAAGCGACAAAACGCGCTGTTATCCGCGATGCGTATTTCATTCACTGCCATAAGGGCACTATTGGTGCGATTCGCCGTGTGGTGGAGCCGCTCGGCTATCTGATTGAGGTGAGGGAGTGGTGGCAGCTCAACGAGGAGCCGGGGACGTTCCGCATCGTTGTTGGCGTGCTTGAGCAGGGTATTACCGAGGAAATGTATCAGGAGCTGGAGCGTCTCGTTGCTGATGCAAAACCTGCAAGCCGCCATCTGACGGGACTGGCTATCAGTTTAAGTACAACCGGCAACATTTTTGCCGGTGCGGGATGCTATCACGGCGACGCCCTGACGGTTTATCCCTACACCCCGGAGGCCATTATTGTCGGAGGGGATTATTTCCCGGCCTCGGCCATTCATTTAATTGATAACCTGAGAGTAAACGCATGACAGTGAAATACTACGCCATTCTGACTAATCAGGGCGCAGCACGGCTGGCTAACGCGACGATGCTCGGCAGTAAGCTGAATCTGACGCAAATGGCCGTTGGTGATGCGAATGGTGTCTTGCCGACACCAGACCCGGCACAGACAAAACTGATTAACCAGAAACGTATCGCGCCGCTGAATCTTCTGAGTGTTGACCCGAACAACCAGAGCCAGATTATTGCGGAGCAAATCATCCCTGAGAACGAGGGCGGATTCTGGATCCGTGAGATTGGGCTTTATGATGATGAAGGCGTACTCATTGCGGTGGCGAACTGCCCGGAAACGTACAAACCGCAGTTGCAGGAAGGCAGCGGTCGTACCCAGACTATCCGCATGATTCTGGTTGTCACGAATACCGAAGCTATTACGCTGAAAATCGACCCGTCGGTGGTACTGGCGACCCGTAAATACGTGGATGATGAAGTCCTGGAATTAAGGCTGTATGTGGATGACCAGATGAGAAACCACATTGCCGCACAGGACCCTCATACCCAGTATGCACAGAAACATAATCCGACATTTACCGGAGAACCAAAAGCGCCGACGCCTGCCGCAGGAAATAACACCACGCGGATTGCGACCACTGCGTTTGTACAGGCCGCTATTACCGCTCTGATTAACGGTGCCCCTGACACGCTGGACACACTGAAAGAAATTGCCGCAGCTATCAACAATGACCCGAAATTCAGCGCCACCATTAACAATGCGCTGTCAGGTAAGCAGCCACTGGATGAGACGCTGACTCATTTGAGTGGAAAGGATGTAGCTGGTCTTCTCGCATACCTTGGTTT